TCAATGGGGCCGCAGTCGTAACCGGCGACGGAAAGGCGTTGCTGAATGTCAGCTACGTTCATTTCAGCGCCTCCCTTGTCAGGTAAATCTTGCCGGTGAGATGGAGCAAAAGGCGTTGCGCCGTCCGCAGTTCTGGAATGTCAGGATGCGCCTTAATTGCGTGATCCAGACTGAAGGCGAAGCGGTCTATGTCCTTTAGGGTGTAGTCGGCAGGATGGCCGTCTTTTGGCGTTTCACTGCCAGATGGCCGGTTTAGGGTTTCGTTGAATTGTTCGATGGTTGCGGCTTGCGCGTCCTTAATGGTGCCCACGAGGCTCCTGTAAGGCGTATGATAGATGGGCTGCCGGTAGCTTTCCCAATCCTCTAGGTTGCTGATGCTCATCTCGCCACCACCCGTCCACGGAAGTAAGCCTTTCCGTCTATGACCTCGCACATTTCAGGCGGGAGCAATTCGCCGTCATTCCATGTCAGGACAACGAACCCGCTACAGGCCTGCGAGGGGCTATTCTCAGCGTATTCCATCTGCGGGCCGTGAAGGTCGCTGATCGTGCCTGTCTGAATGCCCCAGCGCCGCCCGTTGTAGTCACAGAACGGCTTGGCCTCTAGGATATGGGTATGGCCCGTCACCATCGTGACGCCGCCCTTCATGGTGTTATTATAGCCCGCGTGAACGCCACCGGCTAAACGATGCTTAATCATCACAGGCCGCTTGGCTTGCCAGTTCACCGCCGTGGACCACTGAAACTCAGCAAAGGGAAAATGATGCTCCAAGCGGAACATCTGCAATCCTTCAAACTGACCCGCATTCGCCTTTAGCGTCCGCTCAAACCGAACGCAGTGGTTGCCGAGATTCCAGTAATGCTTACAGTCCGCAGCGTCCCGAACTTCCGAGAGCCGCGCCTTGCAAGCGTCCAATTCTTCTTGGACCGTTGGCAACTTTGCCCAACCAAACGGATCGTGACGCGAGACAGAAGCCCCGTCGAATATATCCCCGTTCCATATCTTGATTTGAGGCTTTACCTCGCCAACCACCTCGACAAGCGCCCGATGGGCAACCGTCACCATATCAGGCCAGTAGTGGTGATCGGATGAAACAACGATAGAACCGTTGACCATCTCCAAATCACGTTGGCGCGGATAGGTCCACCCCATCTGAGGCTTGTATGTGGTTCCGCCCTCAGTCGGCAAATCCCAGCCCTTTTTAACAAGGCTGTCTCTGCGTCGATAAACGTTTCGGACAGTTATGCCGGTAGCTTCGGCAACCTTAACAGGCGACTGGTAGCGACCCCATGCCTGAATGAACTCCGCGTCGGTTAATGCCACGGGGCACCTATTTGCTGTTAACGGGACGAGTATATATGCTCCCTCTAGCCCGTTACGGCTGAGTGAACACTAAGCATTATGGGCTATATGTCAACCAATAAATGCCGCCCACAGTGCTTTTAACTTTGCCCCGAACGCTACACCCAATGACCCCGCAAAGAATACTGCCGCCGCAATAAATCCCGCGCCCCGGTCTTCATATTTGGACAGGCGCTTGTCAGTGGAGTCCGTCGCCTGTTCCACTTTCACTAACCTTGCGTCATGCTTTTCTATAGCAGAAATGATATGGTCGATCTTTTCTTCCATGCGCGCCAAGCGTTCCCCCGTCGTCATGCCCCAATCAACCCGTGACCGGCAGTTGCGTGGAGGTCGTCAATCAAGGCTTTCACCCGTTCGGCAAGCTGCGGAAGGGTAACGGTCGCCGTGTCAAACGTGGTTCTGGTTGCCGTTCCCGTGGCCGTGGCCCAGCCCGTTTTGCGCGCGGTCAAAAGCTGGTGGCCCGTGTCGTAACGGACAACGGTTGCAACCTGATAGTTGCCAGAGCCGTCGATAAACCCGCGCTCAACCCCGCCTGCATCGAGAAAGCGCATAAGACGGGCAGAGGATGACGCCGTAGACTGAAGGCTCAGAGCGCCATTGCCTGCACCGGCTGGCGTCTGCTTCCGCAAAAGAACCCCTTGCCGCGTCTCGTAGCTGTTATTCGTCCCTGCGTCGTTGATGTTTGTCGGCAGAAGCGAGAAGCCAGCCCCGATAATCTGGTTTTCGGACGAGTTCGCCGTAAACTGGATTTCATAGGTCGAGCCTGAGACGGAACGTTCCATGCGCGGATGAACGATAAGGTTGTTGTCACCATTGATGACCGCCGCCACCGCAAGGGTTGAATTGTCTTCAAACGAAGGCGAATAGAAACGGTTGTTGTTGTGCCGGTAGTCGAGATATTCAATCGACAGGTTGATGGTGGAGACAGCCGGATAGCCCGACGAGTGGTTGAAGTTTCCGCCGAAAAACAGGTTTTCGTTCACATAGCCCGAACCCGTCTCCCGAAGGCGAAGGTTGGTCCGGTTGTCCTGAATCCATCCCAGTTGGAACTTGCAATACGAGACCCCGCCATTGGGCTGGTCTGCGTAAACATCTACCCCGTAGTGGAAGCCCGTGACCTTCGTTACCTGAATATCTGAGGCAGCGATATTGCGCATCTGGACGCCAATGGAGCCGCCCGTGGTATCATTCGCCGTTCGGGAAACTTTAATCCCACTGACGTTCAGGCCGAACGTATTTGCCGACGAACTACCAATCATGACCGTGGGCGTGAGGGTGTTTGCCGTCACAATCTCCCCGATAAACTCGATTGTCGAGTAGGACGGAAGGTCAAATACAAGGCCGGTCGTGACCTTGTATTGCCCCCGGTCAATGATGAGTTTCGGGCGGGAGAGTGTCTTTGCGTAGGAGATCGCCGCATTGATCGCCGTGGTATCATCGGTCACGCCGTCACCAACCGCGCCGAAGTTCTTGACGCTGATTTCCTCGTCAAACTTCGCCTTCAGTTCGGACATCATTGCCCGAATAGCGTTGTCCACATCGGAACGGGCCATTCCAGGCGCAATGTTAACCCCGCCGACCGTTGTGTTCAGTGCAGCGGAGGTGGACCAATCGGAGACACTCATGTTTTACCTCAATAAAAAAGGCACCCCGAAGGATGCCTTGGTGTTGGTCGATTTGTGTGGTATTCTTGGGCAATGGACAGCTTGATTGGCTTTGCCATCGCAATGGGCGTTAAGGCCGCGTGGACAGCCTACAAAGAGGAGCGAGGCTCCAAGTTACTGGTTGCTCAAGACCATGCCGCCGCCAATGCCCGCCCCGCTAAGGGTGGGGGTCAGGTAGCTGTCAAGAAGGCCACCGGCACGTTTCATCCCGTCCGGGCGGTTGATGGCGAAGTTCTGGATGGCCCTATCGAGGCCGGGGATATACCCAAGCAGCGAAGTAACAGAAAGCGCCCCTAGCGTCGGGTCAATCATCCCCATGCCGCCCGCGCCGCCGCCGAGCATTGCCATACCTGCAACACGTTCCGGCGTCCCGCTATTGGGAACCGTATCCGGCAGAACAGCCTTTGCGGCGTTCGCCAGTTCGTAAAGCCGCCCTTCACCAGCCGCGCGATTTGCCGTTGTCTGGCCGTAACCATTGCGGTTGACCGCCTGCCAAAGCTGCGTCGGTGTAAAGCGGCTGTCCACGCCGCGCGCGGCTGCGTCCTCAACCCGCTTCAGACGTGCCGTTGCTTCTCGCGCGTTCTTGAAAGCGTCAAGGTTATCGACGGGGTTCTGGCGCGTCAAAGCGTTGTCGATTTCATCGTGGAAGGACCAAAGCTGGTCTCCGATTGACCGCTCATTCGCAGACGCAGAACCCGCAAACTTTGATGCCTCGCCACGGAGATCGGAAAGCAGCCCCTTCAGGTCGTCGCCCGAAACCCCATCGCCAATGCGATTGGTGAACTTGCCCACTTGCGCCTGTAGCTGCGGAACGTTCGCATCCCCGACATTTGCAACAGCATCGTCAAGGATCGACTGCGCACCTTGCTGCAAAGCGTCGTCCAGATTGAGGCCAAGCGTCTTGGCTGCATCCCCATAGGCCCCATATACGGTATCCTGAAGGCTCTTGATTGCCTCTGCCCCCGGCGCGGTATCCATAGACAGTTTTGAGCCAAGCGGGTCCAGAACCTCATTGTAAGCCGCAACGTTCAAGTGATCTACGCCGCGCTGCTTGGCTGCACCTGGAACGGATTTAACCACCGGAAGTGAGCCGAGAACGGAATCTTCAAACCAGCGCCGCATCCCGCCATTGCGCTGCCCCGGCGTCATGACAACCCCTGCATCTGCGAGGGTCTGCACGTTCTTGGAAACTGGCTTACCGCCAATGGCACGGGCCGCAAATGTTCCCGCCGCTGAACCGCCCGCGCCAAGACCGCCCGACAGAAGAGCGCCCTTGCCCGCCGCTTTCGCGCGCTCGCCTAGCGTCCCGTCAGTCGTGTTGAAGCCATACGCAGCGCCTTCCGCAGCGCCCTTAGTTCCAGCGACCGCAGCGCGGCCAAAAATGCCCTTCTTGGCGACCCGCTTACCAACAACATTGGCAACCCGACCCGTGCGGGTAGCGGCCACTTCCGCAGCACCTGGAATAGGTAGGAACGCGCCAGCGATTTGCCCGCCCACTCGATAACCGGCGTTGTTCTTTTCGTCATATTTGCTCTTTGAGCGTTCCATCTTGAGATTGGAATTATACGCATCGGAAAGCGATGCCCCATCCCAAACAGATTTTACATTGTTGCCCGTCAGACGGTCCAGAGGAATAAGTGCATTTGCCGCCGCCGAGAACTTGTCAGCAAGGCCAAGGGTTGCAGTGTCAGCCATGCCACGCACAACCGCATCAGCCTTGCCCACAGCGCCGCTACGGGCCTTTCCGGCCTGCCTCAGCACAATGTCCAACACTTCCTGATCGGATGCGCCTGCGGGGCCTGTAACGCGGTATTTGGAGCCGTCAGGACCGACAACCTGATAGGTGGGCATTAGTCTTCAATCCTTTCGACTTTCCAGCCGGTGTCTTGACGCTTCGGGGCGGGCTGGCCTGCGCGCATACGCTGGATACGCGGGTCACTATTGTAGCGCCGAAGCGCGTCAGCCTGTGCCGCCTCCCATGCAGAGTTGACCGTCTGACCACCGGGGGAAACTGCACTCAGGCTGCCGTATTTGTTTGCCCACTTGGTGTAAAAGTCAGGCTTGTGCTTGAGGAGTTCAGAGCCGAGCATGGTGGAACCGACAACTTCCGCGTTTGCCTTGCCTGTTTTGTAGGGCGAAATGCTCGCCAGCTTCATGCGGAGCGCATCGCTATCGGTCTGCGGCCCCTTTTGCTCAATTTGCTTGCCGAGAACCGCCTCGTTCTGGAGCGCCTGAAGGGTCTGCCAATCGTCCTGTTCCTGCTTACTGACAAGCCCACCGAACAGAGCGCCGCCCACTGTGTCAAGGAAGCCGCCACCCTCTTCGGGGATTGCCGCCGAAAGCATCTTGGCGCGCATCGGACCTGTGCCGAGGCGGTCAATCGCCACCGCTGCGTTCCCAAGCGTCCGAGAGACCCCGCTTGCACCTTGCGCCTGTTCCATAAAGCCCTTGATGGTCTGAGCGTCGGCAGGGCTAATCGGGTTTTGGCGGCGATTGTATGCGTCCGCCGCTGCGGCGCGACCTTCTGCGGCTGCGGCGCGGTTATTGGCCGCCGTTGCGAGGCCAATGCGGGCCGCGTCATTCCGCAATCCCTGTTCTTTGTATTTATCAGCCGGGGCCACCACGAATGGGTTGGGCTGCGCATATTTTGCAAAAGGATTGTCTGCCATATTACCTCTGACCGATGGTGCCGCGCTTGCCAAAATACGGGGCGTTCAGGCCACGCTGTTGAACGTGAACGTGGTTACCCTTGTGAATGAATGATTTCGCGCCGGGGAACTTGCTGCGCGCTTCCTCAAGCAACGCCCCAAGATTGGGACCGGAGTAATCCACCGCGTCCCCTGTGAGGTGCCAGGAATTGGGAACGCCCCCAACTGCCGCATTGCCTTCAGGTGTCCGGCGTCCGCTCGTCATAACGCCGTTTTGAAGTGTCTGCGGAATCTCAAAAGGGAAGCTGGCCGGAGCCAGCACCTCGCACCCTTGCAGCCGCACCGGGACCGTAAATCTCGTCAAACTGAGCGTCAGTGCCTTCACCATTCAGGAGCGCCTTGACCGCTTCCGGGTGTGGCTGCGTTGCCTGCGCCCCGTTGCGCGGAACAAAAGTGACGGTGCGGTTGCCTGACTCGTCCATGCCCTGCATCGGGATCATGGGATTGGCGCGGCTTGTTACGTAATCACGCAGCATTTTCTGGCGCGTGTCGGGATCAAAGTTTGCGGCGTCAAGCGCACGTTCAAACTCAGTCTTTTCCGGCTTCCGATACTGCGCTGCAATCCGCTGTTGCGCCTCATACTGCGCAAGCGTGTCGGCCTGCTGCTGCTTATACATTTCCATTGCGCGGCGCTGGTCCAGGCCGGTGTTTTGGACCCCGCGCATATGCAAAAGATCGTTTGATACGCCTTCCGCAAACTTGCCGAGCCTGTTCAGAAACGTGGGCTTGGGCGTGTATTGCATCGGCCCGCGTGGATCGACGTAGCTTTGCCCGCTTGTCGGATTGCCCAACAAATCAGGCCCATTCATAAATGAAAGCGTTTCAGGCTGCGGCAAGACCGCGTTGCGGATTGCGCTGCCGTCGTATTTCTTGCCTCCAATGATGCCCATTGACTAGCCTCCCTTGCCCGTGAAGGCGCTGGCATTGTTCATTGCAGCAAGTGCCAAATCGCCAAGGAAGCCGCCGCTCTGCTTTGTTGTGCCGTAGCCGTTAGACGCCTGTCGGATGTTGCCGTTAAGCGCGCCTACCCCAAGCCACGGGAGTTCCGCCGCATTGTTGAGAAGGCCGGTCGCCCCACCCATGAGGCTCTGAGCCTGCCCGACCGCCGCGTTCTGATAGCCGCGTTCCTGATTGTAGCCGTTGAAGCGAAGGGCGTTTTCGGCTTCCATCATCGCCTTAGCCATTGCTGCCTGTCCCGCGCCGGAGCCGTATCGACCGGCACCCGAATAGCGCGAGGCAATCTCATCGGCTGCGTTGTTCCGCGCCGTGGTTGCCATTGCGTCCATATACGGGTTGGCGTTCAGATACTTTCCGGCAAGGGTGTCATTGATGAGGTTCTGTGACCCCATAATGCCCTGTTCAGCGCCGGGAGCCAGCCGACCATAAGTGTCCATCTGCATGGCGGAGAACTTGTCAAGGTTCGGCTGCTGCGCATCAAACACGCGGTTGCTGTTTTCCATGCCCTTGATGATATACGGCTGGGCCTTTACCCACGGTTCTGACGTGGTTTTTTTAGAAGAGAGTCCGATTTTCGCCTCCTATGGCAATATGCAGCGCCATTTCTCGCCGCGCTTAATCTGTCCAATTACTGTGTGAGCGACCCCGTAAGCCGCCGCCAATGCCCGATGCGTTCCATCCGTCTCGCGGATTTGCCTCACGTCTGCTTCAGTCAACTTGTGGTTAGCGTTGCGTTCGCCTGAAGTGTCACGGCACCGCCCGCGCTGTGATTTATCCCAAGCGTTTTCTGCTATCGTTCCCCACCGCAAATGAGCGGGATTGCAGCAAGCCCTGTTGTCGCAGCTATGAAGCGCGTGAAGGTCGCCTATTCTTGGATTGCCGGACAGGTAGAGCGCCATTTGATGCGCCCTACGAATTAGCCCAGCTTTGATGATAAATTGACCATACCCGCCCGTATTAATTGAGGCAGTCCAAGGCCAGCATTCATCCGCGCCGCGCCGGTCAACTTTTGACCAAAAACGGGCGTGCATTTTATCAGTGATATGGGGTATAACAACGTCACCCATGCGAACCTCCGTAGTTCGTTTTGGTTAGGGCCGCGTTGGTGTTACCAGCACCTTCGTGGCCCGCATTTTACAGAACAAACCGTGATTCACGGCAAGTTAAAGCTCTTTCTTTATTGCCACTTGATGAACTTCATATCCGTAGGGCTTGAGCGCCTTTGCCCATCCCGGACGGCTTTCGATGCAGGCTGAAATACAGCCCCAATCCCGCGCGATTTGCTCCGCAGCCGGGATCAACTCCTGGACAATGCTTTCCATGTTTCCCGCAGCGAGAAGCCCGTGCAGTTCCTTGGCCCCCGTGGGGTAGGTGCGGACTTCGTAGATGATCGCCGCATCGTCATTTGAAAGGATATGCGCAGACCCGTTCAGGATGCGGTTTTCCAGCCAATAGATGCAGTAATATCGCGGGTCGATGGCCTCCAGAAACTGGTCACGGAAGCGAAGGAATTCGCTCCTTGCCTGAAACGGGATCAATCCAATTGCCTCCGAGGCGCGCGACCACCCGATACAACGTTGCCGCCCGTAGAGCCGCCCGTCTGGCCACTGCCCGAAGGCGTTGTAACCGTGCCGCCCGTGGATACCGTGCCGGAAGGATCGACCGTCTGTGTAACGCTAATGCCCGGAACGGTGAGCGCCTGCGCGCCGTAGTCAGGCAGCTTGAAGGTAGTAACCCCATCCCCGCCGAAGGTCGTTCCGATGGCGTCGTAAAGGTCCGGGAACTGCGTAATGTTCAGCGTGGAACCGTCGCATAGAAGATGGTTGGACACCGCCGCCGTTGTCGGACGCAGGAGCAAATCTCCCGCGCGTGTATGCCCCCCTGCAATAGCCTGAAATCCACCCGATACGCGGCGGTTGTAGTCCTCTTGTGTCCTTGCATAGCGGGGAATGACAACATCTGCCGTGGTCTTGGTGCAAATGTAGACATACAGCGCGGTCGTCACATTCCACCCTCCGGCTGGCGTGACATACCCGCGACACCGAGGCCCATTGCAGGAACCGCGATGCCGTATTTCTTCAGAATCTCAATAAGAGCGTCATCAAAGACAACGTAGTTGCGTGAGCCTTCACCTGCGCCGCGTGAGCCTTGGTCTAGGTATTTGATGCCGGGGTATCCAGCCGCTTTAAGGTCGGGGACAACGTCAGTCGTACCAATCTTGTGAACCAATTGACCGTTAGTTTTGGCGTATTGGGCCATATCGCCAAGATGCTTTTGCGCAACCGGCGCTAAATTCTTAGCGACCGGCGCATCCCAATCAAGGAAGTCGTTTGGGTCTGCGTTGATGCGGACTTGATACATGGAGCCGGTGTTTTCAACACCCTTGGCATCACGGATCGCGCTATAGACATCGCGCCCCCACGACGATCTTGCAGCTTGGCCGAAAAAGTCCCGCTTCATGTCAGCAATTGTCATGTCGCCTTGGCCAATCATCCGCAGATACTCGCGGAATTCGTCTGCCATTTCAGGATCGTATTTCTTCTCTAGGCGAGACGCTATTTTTTCAGCATTAAGCTTTTTGACGCCGCTCGGCCCGTCAACTATGAGCTTTCCCGCCCCCGCCAGCGCATCGCGATAGGATTTTGCTACGCCCTCTTTCTCGGCAAAATACAGCCCATGCCCGTAAGCCTGCGCGCCTTCACCTGTGCCAATTTTATCAAGCGAAAACTTGTCGAACGAATGCGGGCTTCCGTGGTAGGCAATGATGCCCTTCTTGCCGAAAATGCCACGCGCTTTTGACAGGCCGCGCTCTGCAATGCCTTCGCCTGGAATAGCCCCCAGAGCCGCGAGAGCGCCCAAGCCAAGGCCGGTGAGCCTATTACCGCCCTGATAGGCCGAACGTGCGTCACGAAGCGGCTGCTCCGCCCCCAATGGCGTCAGAGCATCAACCGCACCCGACACCTTGTTGCGCATATCGGTCCATTTGCGCCCGTCAGGGACGATTGCAGAGGCGATACGCTCCGAAAGGGTAGTCGGACGCGGGCGGAGGGTTGAAACATCTCTAGGGCGCCCCTGAAGGGCTGAGATCGTATCATTAAGATGCGTCGGTGCCTGTCTTGCCCATTTGACGTTCGCGGGAACGTATTTCGGGTTAAGCGTCCAACTCATCGGCCACCCCCTGGAGACGAAATGTAATCAACACCCTTGGCAAAGGTCCAAACCTCGCCTGCGGGAATGGAAATCGTCGGCTGCACATACCGCCCCGACGCCCTTACAGGCACGTCGCCGCTTGCCGTGTATTCGGTCGATGAAGCCGTCCCGTAGCTATCGACAAGGCGCTGCTTGGTCTTGAGTGAGACCGTCAAAACATCGCAGTCAATGTCAGGGCGGACAAAGCGGACATTCGCGCGGCGTCCGGGGATGAGTTCGAGGTCCGTTCCGGTGAATGTCGCGGCCATCGGGGTGCCTGAGAACCGCCCCAAAGCATAGGTATTGGAGAACACGTAAAGAAGTGGGTTTCCGCCGCCGAAAGAGGGGTCGTCCAGAGACAAGAGGCCGGGGCTGTCAATGTTGCTGTCAGGCGCGCCGACAACCTCGTCCAGTTCATCAATGTTGATGCCCTTGGAGACGCCCGAAAAGATAATCGGGGAAATGTAAGGCAGCGTAAACGCCTTGTTCAAACGCCAGTTATAGCCCCAAATCTTATCCGGCATGGCCCAAAGGACAATGCCCTGCTTTCGATCAACCGCCGTGGAGCATTCCGGCCAATCGTTAATGTCATAGCCCGCCATGAACGCGCGGGACCATTCCTCATCGCCAATCAACTGAACGTCAGAGCCGTTCCACATGGCAGGCCCCTTGTCATCAACAAAGAAGCCCAACCTGCCGGCCTGTGCGACTGTATGCGGAGAGACGCAGCCGATATTGGTCGATACAACGTCAATCGAGAAGATGAAGTTGCCACCGACGTAACTCATGACGCGCACGGCGTTCCTCTGGAGGATAACCCCGAATTCACCCGACAGGATCCCATTGACCCGCCCGCCATCGGGGAACTCGTTATAGTCCGCCTGTCCCGTGCCGACCGTCCAGCTTTCGGCATTGTTCAAGGCAGACCAACCAATAACATTGATTGCCCCGTTGCGGACGGTCCCGACAAGGAAGTCCTTTACAACGCCGATGCTTTCAAACTTCGGCGGATTGCCACCCAAGGGGCTTACGGTGAAGTCCGACAGGTTGATCTTGACGGGCGCATCTGCGGAGTTCGTCGCAATCGCCAAATCGCCAAACTGGGCAAAGCGCCAGCGCATGGACCCCTGAAGGGAATAGCCCGTGCCAATCTCGCTAAAGCTGGAGCCGTCCGCTTTGTAGAGGCTGGTCTGCGTCCCCACGATGATCGAGGCAATGCCCGAAGTCGATACGAACGTCGCACCCCCTCTAGGGGCCATCGGAAGGGCGCTAAAATCGTCCACAAACTGCCCACAGGGGCGATATCCATCGGGAAGGGGCAAAACCCCGTCCGCAACAGACAACGCGCCGTCGTTCAGTCTGGAGGGCTTGTCAGGCTGGAAGGGGCCGAAGGGGATGTAGGTCAAGTGTTAAGCCACGCGCCAGCCTGAAGGCGGGGAGCAAGCGGAGCCGAGCCGTAGGACTTCTTGTCCTCCTGAGCTTCAATCTGATCAATAATCTCTTCGCAACGCGCTTTAATCAAAGGCAGCCGGTCGTCATTCCACCCGTAGAATTCCGCCTGAACGAGCGATGAGAACAGATATAAATCCGGGTGTTCGGTCATCATCCAGTTTGTGGGATTTGATACCGTCAGGGCCGGAATCTTGGCGTAATAGTCAATCGTCACATTGCCCGACGTGGGCGTGGGCGTGAGGAAGATTTGACCATCCGCAATGGTGTAGAACTTGGGCGCGGCAGGGCCTGTGAGTTCCAAGCGAAAGAAGTCGTTCTTGGGCAGGAACGCAACCGAGGTTTCGTCCACCTTGATTGCTGCCATACCGTTAAAGTCGGACGGCAGGGCAATCGCATTCGACACAGTGGCGTAAGCGCGCTGTTCCATATCCATCGTACGAATGCGGCGGTTGAACTCCGCTTCCGCAAGCGCGATGAATTCAGGAATGCGGGCCGACAGATCGGAACGGTTCAGCCAGTTGCCGATTGCCGCCACAAGGTCGGAGTAGGTGGAAAGGCTCATGCTTTACCATCCGTGGGGCTGAATTTGCGGTAGTCCGCGTTCTGGCAAAGCGCCATCAACTCATCGGCATAGGCCGGGGTGCAAAGGTCCCAGAAGTTGGCAATACCCCGCGTCTGGGCATATTGCTGCAACAGGGGAACGGGGATGCTCCCGATATGCCAACCAAGTTCGGTCTTGCCCAGCGTCTGCGAATGCTTGGCGGCCACATCGTCGGCAACAGCCTGAAGGTCCGCCGTGCGTTGGATCGTGAAGGTTTCCGCCGCGTCGTCATACGAAATGTATTCCGAGACGCCATCAACCTCATCAACAAACCGCTTCATCTTACGATTCCAGCGGCGTGATGTTGAACTTGGCCGCAGCGGTTTCCTGCAAGTGCGCAATGTGCGTAAAGCCAAACGTGTCCACGATAAGGGCTTCGTTCGGGCTAAGCAGAATGTCGTTTACCGTGCAGGTTGTGCCTGAAAGGCCGGGGCGGACATAGACGTTGCCCAGCGCCTGAAGGCGACACTGCTTCGGGATTTTGCCCGCCGCATTGACGGGGATTGCGACAACACCAGAGGCTGCGCCGGTCGTGACCTGCACCCCCGTAGCATTGACGGAAACGTGATCGAATTGGGCCATAAAGCCTCCAAATGAAAAGGGGAGAGCCGAAGCCCCCCCCCCAGTTTTCAAGACTTGAGACGTTATTAGGTGAGATCGGCCACGATGCCCGAAGCGCCTTCGTTGCGGGCTTCGAGAGTGACTTCCGTGATGATCATCGCCTTTTCAGCGTCACCGGTCTTGGCGAGGTCCACCGTCTGCATCGGACGGAGCGTCGAGAGCGCCCAATAATCCGTGTCCAGAATGTGAACTTCACGGTCAGCGCCCGAAGCCGCACCACGCGTGAAGCGCGACGGAACGAACTTAAGCTGGCCGAAGTCCGAGACATACACGTCAACAACCGCAAACAGCGTCTTGTCGTCGGTCTTGTCGAACTTGGTCGCGCCGCCCGTGAAGCCGGACGCAACGCGCTTCTGCTTCGGACCCATCAGAGCCACGGTCGGATTACCGCCCGAAGCCCAGCACGACTGGATAACGTCCTGAAGGAGCGTTTCCGTGAACGCGCGCTGGGTGCCGTCCGTTGCAGCCGCCGAGGTCGTTCCATCTGCGCCGGTAGCACCACGGCTCTTGTTGGTGCTATACCAGCCACAAAGCGGACGCATCTGCGGGGCAGTGGTCGAGTTACCCGTAACGGGCGCCTGGTTGGAGCAAAGCACGAACTCAAGGTCACGCTTCAGTTCCTTGGAACGCTTCTGAAGCTGATAGACCATTTCGGACTTGCGACCGGCCTTGTTGACCGCTTCCTGCGTCCCCGCAATGATGACTTCCTTGCGGAGCGTCTGCGTGCGGTTGCCGAGACGGACAGTCGGGGAAACAGCGGCAAACGCCACTTCGTCACCCTGAATCTGTGCGTTTGCAGCGGCAGCGGCAAGGCTGTCCGTCTGCCATTCGTGGAAGGTGGCCGAGGCCTTGCTCTTGCCAATCAGCGACTGGAAAGGAACTTCAATCGGGCTGATATTGTAGATCGTATCAGCGAGGTCTTCACGGTTCCCGATGGCCGAGAACGTGAGGAAGGTATTGGCTACAATCGCCATGTTAATTACTCCGCGTCAAGTTGGGAAAGAACCCAGGCGCGGCGGTCGTCATCAGACGAGCCGGGACCGGGCTTTTTGGGTGCGCGCGGGGCTTCGGCAGCTTTCGGCTTCAGGGTTTTCTGAGGCTGAATGGGTGCCTTCTTGAGCGGGGCCGTCTCCTTTGCCTTCATCAACTCGTCAAACTGACGGGCCTTGTCGGCAATCAGAAACGCACGATGGCTTGTCGTGCTGGTGATCTCCTCATCGGAGAAACCCATGTCCCTGAGGTATTTTGACGTTTGCTGTGCAAATGACTGAAACTTGGTTTCGTCGCGCAATTCGGGGATGGCCGTGAAGAGGGCTTCCCGTTCCTGTGCGAGTTCCTGCTGTTCAGCCGCTGCCATAGCGGCGCTCTGCTGTTCCCTTGCCGCCATAATCTCACGTGAGGCGTTCGCCAGAACAGCGTTGCGCTGGTCCACCTGTGCCTTGAGTGAAACATATTGGGCGGGGTCGGTCTGAGCCAATGCCGTCCAGTCAACCGTCTGCGCATATTGCAGAACGGGGTCCATCTGGACGAAAAGCGCGGTCGCCTGCTCAAGTTTGTCCGCGTATTCAGTTGCTACCTGCACCTCAATGTTGCGGCGCTGTTCAGCAACTTCGGCAGTTTTGGCCTTGTAATCCTCAGTCCGGCTATAGCCTTTGAGCAATTCGTCGAGAGGGACTTCAACTTCCTCACCACGAACCTTCACCTTGTAAACAGGCTGCTCTTCCGGGGGGCCTTCTTCGGTTTCGGCTTCTGCCTCTTGCGCATCCTCATCCGTCGCGGGTGCCTGTTCGGCGTCGCCTAACTCAGAGTTTGCTTCTTGGGGGGTGTCGTCTTCATTCAGAAACGCTTGGAGCGCGTTTTCAGACGAGGGGGCCTCTACGGGTGCCGTTTCCGGCGTCGCCGCTTCAGTTTCCATTATTCACCTATGTGTGTGCTACAGTCTCACGACGTTGCAATCCCGGTAGCGCCGGGGCGCATTCAGCCCTTATGGGCGAATTTCTTCCTGTTCTGGTCCAATTGACGGCACTTTCCGTAAAGCCGGAACCAGACCGTCAGGGGCTTGCTGCCCTTGCAGTGCTGCGCATAGAAGGCGAGCGATACAGCGTCCCAAAAGGTGCGCCCGTGCCGTCTGCGAGCAAGATATTCCGCTATCAACGCGGCGCTCTCACCGCAATTGATGCTTCAAAATGATGGGCGTCGGCTACCACCTGCAAGGCGTCCCGCAGCCGGTCCAGAACCTTCACCGTCAGCCATGAATATTCACGCTGCTGCACATTGTCGGTCGTTGTGCTCTTCCACGCCATGAGCGCGGCGGCTTCGATTTCGCTAAACACTTCCTTGAGAACGGCGTCGTCCAGAAGCTGCTTTGCCCGAATGGACTTTTGTTCAGTGTCCAACAGTCTGACCCTTAAACAACACGGCAAAGGCAAGTTTCAAACGCGCCCAAAAGCCTGCGTCAGTAACAAGCGCGGGCCACTCAACCGCAGCAATTTGCCACTCGCGCCCGTCCATCTTGTCGCCAGCGCGACGAAGGCTGTCGATTGTTCCCTTAACTGCGTTCATTGCGCTCTCTTTTGAGTTGAACGCGATTCCGTAATCGCAATGCCAACCGGGCTTGCCAGCCTCTGGGTTTTTTGTGAGGATTGCGTATTGCATCAATAGACCTCCGGCATCTCTTCCGGCGCTTCACCTTCCATCATCGGCTCGATCGCCTCATATTCGGGCGCTTCGGCCATTTCGTGCATCGGCATATCGTCAGGGCCGGGGCCATCCATTGAGCCTTCCGGCTCCATCAGAAGCTGTTCTAGCGCCGTAGGGGTTGCCATGCCCGCAATGATGAGGTCTTTCTCAGCATTGATCTTGGCAATCTCGATATCGGCCTGTGCATTGATATGCGCCGCGTCAATCTTGGCCTGATAGTCTGACATCAACTTGGCGTTGGGGTCTTCCTGCGGCTGTTCAGGGGCCTGTTGCTGTTCAACCTCAGCCGGATCGCCATAGTAGTTGTCCACGCCCTTGAGGCCCATCGCCTCAACCATGCGCTTCAGCTTCTCGTAAAGATGGTCATAGGTCACAAGTGGACCAACAGGGCCACCCTGAAGCTGCAGAATCTCGCGGTCGATCTGGAGAAGGTTGGACAACTCACCAACCAGCTTTTCACGGCTTCCCGTTCCCAAGCCGACCGTAACTGTCATGTCGTATTCGGTCTTCCATTCGCGCGGGTCCATCTCCACCCATGAGTTGCGCAGCCGGATGACCTCTTTCTGATCGGGGTTCTTGCAGACCAGCATGAGCATCTTGGAGAACAGGGGCTTCAGGAACTGTTCTGCATACTGGCGCGCCACCATCTCCAGGCGCTGCCCTGCCGCTGCCATGATGTTGGAAATGCCCGTCGCGGTCTTGTTCAGGCTGTCCGCGTCAAGGCCCTGATTATACCGCGTGGAGCCGGTGCGCTGCTCTCGAACGGTGTCCGTGTATTCAATCAACTGGAGGCTATTGCCCGCCATGAACGGGGTTACGAGGTCGCGGATCATCCCCGCCTGCTTCACACGCACAACGCCGCCCACACGCGGTGTCAGCACGTCGTCAATGTTGACCTGCCCCTCGACCACCTCACGCATGGGGCGGTTGGACAGATAGACATTGTTCAGCGTCTCACGCCAAAGCGCGGTCTTCACCAACTGAAGGTCACGGGTCAAATCGTGGATCGACAGACCGACCAGCTTGTGCGGAATCGGGATGGGCGTCCACGCAACATAGGGGTGCGTATCCACCGGCTCGTTCAACAGGATATCGTCTGCACCGCCGCCCGTGATGATCTTGCGCCAGACCAGCTTGCCGTTGCCGTCATAGTCGCACTTCAGGTAGCTTTCGGTCACTTGGACAAGGCGCGCAATGTCCTTGTCGGTTGACGTGTTCGTCGGGTTTTCACCGTAAAACCGCTGAACGCGTTCCGTGTTGTAGTTCGGCGCGTCCTCATCGGAGAGGTTCTTACACCGCTCTTCGTCAAGGCCCATTGCGATGAGTTCAGCCACAGACCGGCGCGATTGCTGCGCAAGATAGGTCGCGTCCTCAATCCGCGTCAGGTGCCGTTCAAACAGGAATTCGTCAGGCGGAACGGCGTAGATCGCCACCTTGCCCTTGGTCTTTGCGCACTTGGCCTGAACGGCCCAGCCCGTCACGTCCTGTTCAATGGACTCAATCTCAATGCTCTCGTCCATCTTGAGGGCTTCCACCTCGATGTCGGAAAGCCCCTGATAGGTCTCCGTTGTGTAGGACGTGTCCTCTTCGTAAACCACCTTGCCCACGCCAAGACGGAAGATCAGCCCGTCCTTCATCGTGGTCGTGATAAAGGCGTAACCCTCATTACGGCGGTTGAAGAGGTAGTTAATATATTCGGATGCCTGCTTTGAGGCTTCCTCATCCTCAGGGCCGGTCGGCTCAAACTTGACGACTTCCTCACCCGACACAAAGGGCTTGAGAAGCGACGGGAGCATTGATTCCACGGCTTCCATCGTGTCGCGGGAGATGACCTTGGACATCCCCGGCTCATCGTCGCCATAGGCCGCGTGAGGCTCACCCCGATAGAAGGCAAGCGCCTCCCTGCGGTTCTTGGAATACTCGCTGTCAAGACGGTTGACCGACGCGTCACGTCTGGCTTTCACCAGAGTGCGGAGGCGGTCATCGTCCATCTTTGCCATCAGGCGTCTTCACCCTGAAGGCGGGCGCGCTTCGGCTTGTCTTCAACCGCAGCGGGATGAACGCCAATCACGTAGACGCCACCCTTGCCGCCCGTGGCCTTAGCCGCCGCCTCATCTCCGGTTGCCGCGTCCACGACAACACTATCAATGCCGCCCAAGGTCTTGAGCGTGACTTCGTATTTCATATGACCTTCGTCCTGTATGTCAGTGGTTTTTCCCAATGCGATTCCTGAACAGGCTCGGCGAACGTCAAAGCAATCGCGTCCCATTCGTCAGGGGACCGGATGCCGCGCCGCCTCATGTCCTCTTTGCTTTCCAGCAAAAGGCGCTGTTCCATGTCGTATTTGTAGCCGGGCGCACACGCATCGGCTTGGAGGCTGTCGCGGTCGGGCAAATCAGCCCCCGCAACGTCCTCAAGCCACTCCTTTGAACGCTTCCACATTTCTGCACGGCGGTTGCGCGGCCCCGGCTTCCTTGTGCCGTCAGGAAGCAACTCCGCCGCGTCCTGCGGAGGACTTCCAAAGTTCACTGAGACAACGGCCTTTTCGTAAACGCCGCCCCAAGACTTGAGGATGTCAATAACACCCCCGCCGATGCCGCCAACGTCGATAAAAACTCTCGCAGGCTTATCGTGGTCAATGACCTGCTTGACCCAATTGGCACCCTCTACGGTGTCAATCTTACCCTTACTCTCGACCTTCTCAACCTTGCGACCCTTACGCCATGCAATCGAGAAGCGGTCGTCGCCAAATCGCGCCGGGTCAACGCCTATTACCAACGGGCCAAATGCCTCAACGGTATTCTTTCGCGCCGCCAGAACAGAGGCCGCCTTGATGAAACTGTCATGCCCCGTTGTCTGAAATGCCTCGTCCGCCGTGGCCGGGTATTCCTGCTTAAACAAGAGCGGGTCTTTCAACTCCGCAATCTTGGCCCTGCGCCACACCATCTGCCCCAATGAGAGGCTGTGCGCTGTGCAATACGCAGCCTCTTCAGCGTCCAGAGTAAAGCCTTCAGGGACGGGGCGGCTATATTCTTCTTGCCAAAACCAAGGGATAAAGACGGCGATGTAGTCACCTATCCCCGCTTCCGCTTGCTGCCACCTTTCATGAAACTCACCGCCCACACCGTTTGCGGTGGATTCTAAGATGGCCTCCGTGTCGGGGAGGTCCGGGATTGCCTGGACAACGCCTGCGAAATGAGACGCTGCATTAGGCCAAAACGCGACCTCAGAACCATGGAATAGCTGGAACGTTTTAGACCGCCCAACTGCCTTGGTCCCTGCCGTTCCGACCTCATACCCGCTGTCTAGCCGACAAAAGGCCAACTCCTTAGCGTTAGACGCACCCGTCTCAGGTTTGACAGCCTCCGGGCAGTGTTCGTGATAGCGGTCCACCATACCGAACAAATTGTCTGTGGCGGACTGCTCATGCGTTAGGATGAACGTCCGAACCCCCTTGCGGTGGGTTGTCTTCCAGTAAAACCGAGCGCCGATATAGGTCGAAATGCCTTGCTGGCGCCCCTTAAGGACCAACGCCCTAACTCTGCCTGTTGTTCGGCGCTGCTCCTCAAGCTTTTCGTGTAAATAGATCTGAGCGCGGTTGAGGGAAAACCCCTCAATTCGTCCAGACTTGGTTCGAATGCTAAGGCAGCGCGGGGCGTAGTAGAGAAAGTCATCCCTCAAGCGTTTGCGCTTATCCTCAGGAGAGAGAGTCAAGCCATTCCTCATGGGTCATGCCCGTGGGCGCCACGTTGGCACTCACCGCATTTAGGCGCGGATGAATATACGGAGCCGCCGCCTTGGCAGCATCAACCCGCTTTTCCCTTACCTCATCCTCATCGCGCATTACCGAAAGCAGAAACTCAAGAGGCGTTACGCCCTCCTTGATTGCCGCTTCTGCAATCTCACGCGTTTTCTTGCTTACGCTACCCGGCTTGCGTCCGGCTCCGCGCCTACTACCACCGGCAGGCACGACAATTTACCTTGATTAAAATCATAACCACCTCTCACGGGTCCGAATTGACGGGTAGCCGTTTAGATGTTGGAGAAGCGCCGAAGCGCGGTTGCCCTCTTCGCTTCAGCCCCTGCTATCGCCTCTTCACGCGTTGGTGCGCTGTGTGTGCAAATAACAGCTTCAGGATAGAACGGGCGGTTGCCGTCCTTCATCAATTCCGTGTGCGCGATGAACCTGCCGCCCACCTGGACGCAGCCGGTATCAGTCCAAGTCAAATGTTGGTCCATGTTCCCGCTGCACGGGGAATGGAAATCCACGGGCTGACTTCACCAAAAAAGCCAAGCAGAATGTAAAGCGAGGTCATCCCTGAATAACCTCAAGCGTCAGGGTGAACTGTTCGGCGTTGCCGGGGGTATATGCCCCACGGGCTTCAAGAAGCGCGAAGATGTCCGTCCCCGATGCCATCTTGATCGTCGGGGGCTGCGTATAGCCTGCATAGCCCACAGCGCCGTCTGAGAACGCTTCGTCCATCGTGACATCAACATAACCAAGATAGTTTGCCGACGCGCTCGTGAGGAATGCGCCGTTATCCCCATTGGTTGCAGTGATCGTGGACGAGTTGAACAGGTGAACGCGGAATACGGCACCGGTCAGACCCGCCGTCGTCTTGCGCACCTTTGCCCGGATGACCTGAACGCTACCAGCCGCCTTTCGCGCGACCGTGAGCGTCATGGGGGTGACACTGCCCGCCGTGGTCGAGTTGGCGACAAGATCGCCTGAAGCGTAAGCCGTGGTATCAGCCGGACGGGTGAAGGTGGCGGAGGCATTGATGCAATAGCCGCCAACCTGCCCGATATGGTTTTCGCCAGCTACGGGAGCCGTGGCAATTGAGGAGGCGCGCAACTGCGTGTCAGTCAGCGGACCCGTAACCGGAAGGGGATTGCCGGTCGTTACGTCGGACGCTGAGCCATCCGCGCCAAAGGCCAGTTTCGTGCGCGGGTAGAAAACCCCCGCTACGTCATCAAAGGCGAGGACCGACCCTGCACCTGGCGCGGTGATGTTGTCCGCCATCCGTTACCTCCTGAAAAGAAACCCGCCCAACAATTCCCCCGACACGTCCGGCCAATACGCCATGAAATGTTGTGTGGTGCGATTGTGGGCGGG